TACGAGTATGCCAACACCCCGTACTTCTCAGCCAAAGGCGAGAAAAAGGCAGTCGGCGACAAGGGAGAAACTGCTGGTGACTTCCACTGCTCATTCGCATTCTACACACAGCGTGTGTTCAAGGCTACCGGCTCCACCAAGATGTACTGGAGCCCAGCCGAGAACGACCCTGAGTACCAGCGCAACAAGGTGAATTTCCGCCACTACTTCATCTGCATGTTCAAGAAGGCAGACGCAGGTGTCGTAATGACCAGCGGATATAAAGCTGAAGCGTAATGGCGAGAATGAAGTATTTGGTCCTGCACTGCACAGCCACGCCGGAAGGCCGTGAGGTAACCTCCAAGGAGATACGCCACTGGCACACTGACCCAGTAAGCAAGGGTGGGCGTGGCTGGAAGCAGGTAGGCTATACCGACCTGATACACTTGGACGGCAAGGTGGAACGCCTTGTCGATAACAACGAAGATGCGGAGGTCGATCCGTGGGAAGTGACCAACGGTGCCAAGGGCTACAACAGTGTGAGCCGTCATGTGGTGTATGCCGGTGGCTGCACCAAGGATATGAAGCATCCCAAGGACACGCGCACCCCTGCGCAGATGAAAGCGATGACCGACTATGTGCGGAACTTCCATCAGCGTTTTCCGCAGATCAAGATTGTAGGTCATTGCGACCTTCCAGGCGTAAATAAAGCCTGCCCAGCCTTCGATGTAGCCAAGTGGCTCAAGTCAATAGGAATATACCAACAGTAAAAATATGGATGGCATGAATATCAGCGAAGTCCTGAACGTCCTCCTTGGCGGAGGTCTGGTGGCTACCATTGTTGCAATATGCACGCTGCGGGCTACCATAAGGAAAGCGAAAGCGGAATCGATGAAGGCAGAAGCCGATGCCGAGACGGTGCGTATGGACAACGCCGAGCATGCCACCCGTATCTTGGTAGAGAACATCGTGAAACCATTGAAGGAAGAACTCAATGAGACAAGAAGATACCTCGAAGCCTCGAAGCGCGAGATGGCGCGTCTTAGGAAGGCTATCGACACTGCGAACAGTTGCAAGCATCATGATGACTGCCCTGTTCTTGTCGGGCTGCGCGACAAGCCGAAAAGCGAGCGTGGCAACGGAGGAAAGCGTGAAACAAGTATCCGCGGACACCCTCCAGAGCGAGGTTTGTCAAACATGGACGGAGACAGTACCGCAGGAGGAAGCCAAGCTGGAGATACCTCTGGCGGAACTGACTAACCTGCCTGAAAAGGCAGAGTACCGCGCCAAGAACGGACGGGCCAGCGCAACCGTGCAGAACAAAGGTGGCACCATCGTTGTGTATGCCACTTGCGACAGTCTGCAACGCCAGTGCGAGTACTATGAACGCCAGATGGCGAGCTACAAGAAAGCATTGGAGCAACAGAAGAATGAAGCCAGAACGGAAAAAGAACGCAGTTCAAATCCGTGGAAGATGCTTCTCATCGCCTTTATTGTCGGAGTGGCGACCGGCACAGTATTAACAATCATAACAAGAAAGATATGGCAAAAAGTGTTTTAGACGGAACTGACCTTATCCTTTCCATGGGTACCAATGCCCTCGGCTTTTCCACCGGTTGTAAGGTGTCCACATCAGCGGAGACCGGTGAGCGTGTGACTAAAGAGGCATCTGGCGGCAAGTGGAAGGAGTCTTACATCAAGAGTTTCTCCGAGCAGATTACCGCCGATGGTGTTGTGCTTACAGACGGCACGGATGAGGTGCCATCGTATGACCAGTTGAAGGACGCAATGCTTAAGGGTGAGCCTGTGGAGGCAGCGTACAATCTGCGTGAAGGAGACAAGCGCACTGGTAAAGCCACTGGCGGATATAAAGGCAAGTATCTGATTACATCTCTTGACCTTGACGCACAGGCCGGTGACGATGCCAAGTATTCAATCACGCTTCAGAACAGCGGCAAGGTGGAAAAAGTGGGTACGGGTATCACAGACACCACTCAGCAGACTGAATAATAACAACATCGTGTATGAAAAAGACAAAAATCAAGGTTGGCGACAAGGAGTTCCCTTGCCGTGTGACCATGGGCGCAATGGTGCGCTTCAAGAATGAGAGCGGTAAGGACGTGAGCAAGCTGGAGAAAACCAATATCTCCGAGCTGGTACTGTTTGTTTACTGCTGCGTGAAAAGTGCGTGCAATGCAGACAAGGTGGAGTTTGGCTACGACTTCCAGAGTTTTGCTGACCTTATGGAGCCCGACGCAGCGAACTCCTTCTACGAGGATATGGGCGGTGAAGAAAAAAAAACGACCAACCAGGCGGAAAAGAAGTAAGCGTCGAGGAACTGTTGGGTATGGCATTGGGGTGCATCGGGATGAGCAGAGAAGACTTTGAACGATGTACCCCTTTTGAGTTTTACAAGGCATGGGAGCGATGGGCGGAAGCCAAGCGCGATGCGGAGCGCAACGAGTGGGAACGCACAAGAGTGTTGGCGCTCTTTGCCATCCAACCCTATGCAAAAAGCAATCTTCAAGCGCATGACGTTCTACCGTTCCCTTGGGATGAAAAGCAGGAAGAAAAGCGTGAGGAGGTGAGCAAGGACGAGTTCAATGCACGCTTTGAGGCAGCCAAGAAACGTTACGGACTGAAATAAGAAAAGACAATGGCAAAAGCAGTAGAATTTAGAATAAACATCAAGAGCGAGGACGGCGGTGTTCTGAAACGTCTGACAGTGGAAGCCGACGGTCTTGACGACATACTCTCCGAGGTGGGAAATACCGCTGTGGCCACTGGCAACAGACTGCGCGAGATGGCAGACAAGAGCCTCGTGTTCGATACAGCCGTCCGCTCGATCCGCGACCTCAGTGACATGGTGGGCGGACTTGCCGAGCCTTTCGACAGTTTTGAGACCGCCATGCGCAGTGCCAACACCATGGCAGGAAAGAGTGGGGACGAGTTTGAAGCACTGACTGGGCAGATAACGGAACTGAGCAAGAACATACCGCTTGCGCGTGAGGAACTTGCCAACGGCTTATACCAGGTTATATCCAATGGCGTGCCCGAGGATAACTGGATAGAGTTCCTCAACAAATCAAGCCGTAGTGCGGTTGGTGGTATTGCGGACTTGGGAGAGACGGTGACCGTTACTTCCACGCTCATCAAGAACTATGGTCTGGAATGGGATCAAGCAGGAAACATCCAAGACAAGATACAGATGACGGCCAAGAATGGTGTGACCAGCTTTGAGCAGTTGGCGCAGGCATTGCCCCGTGTGAGTGGTAGTGCATCTCAGCTTGGTGTCTCCATGGACGAGTTGATGGCTGTGTTCGCCACTACAACGGGCGTGACGGGTGACACGGCGGAAGTATCTACCCAGTTGGCTGCTGTGCTCAACTCACTCATCAAACCATCTGCGGAAGCTACGAAAGCTGCCAACGAGATGGGTATAGGTTTTAATGCGGCCAGTATTCAAGCTGCCGGTGGTTTGGAGAACTTCCTGCTCGGTCTGGACGCAAGCATACAGGAATATTCGGCAAAGACCGGACAGTTGAGTCAAACCATTTACGGACAGTTGTTCGGCAGTGCTGAAGCAATGCGACTACTCGGTTCGCTGACTGGCGAACAAAAAGAAAAGTTTTCGCAGAACATTGGAGCGATGGCAAACTCCGCAGGAGAGATAGACGCAGCCTTCGACAATATGGCATCTACGGGAGAGAGCCTACGTCAGACGCTCGCTAACCAGATGCACGCCATGATGGATTGGGCTGGCTCAATAGCCAGTACTTCTGCACCTTATGTGGAATGGATAGCTAATAGCGGCATCGCCCTCATGAGTATGGTGCAGCTCAGCGGCGGCATCAAAACTGTGGTGGCAGGACTGAAAGCTGTGAAGGTGGCCACGCTTGCGCAAGCTGCTGCAGCAAAGGTGGTGGCTGTTGCATCCAACATTTGGAAAGTGGCACAGATAGCCCTGAACTTTGTACTCAGTGCCAACCCCATCGGCATTGTCGTGATGGCTATAGCGGCACTTGTGGGTGCATTGATAGCGGCGTACAATAACTGTGAGACCTTCCGCAACATCTGTGATGCGGTATGGGCAGCAGTGAAAAAGATAGCCTCTGCCGTGTGGGACTTCCTTGTCAAGGCATTCGAGAAAGCGAGTGCCGTGATAAAGAAGGCATGGGAGTGGGTGAAGAAGTTCTTCGGCATCAAGGACGAGACCACCGCAAGGCAGACGGCAGACCTGGAGAAGAACACCAAGGCCACGCAAGCGAACACCAAGGCAAAGACTGCGAACGCCCAGGCCGCCTTGAAGAACAACAAGAAACAAAACGCCCCCTCAACAGACAGCGGAGACGGAAGTGGCGGTGGTAAGTCGGGTTCGCAGGACAAGTACAGCGGTAAGACTCTTATCGCCAATGCCACGAGTTACAAGGAACTTGGCAACAACATCCAGTACTACCAGAACAAACTGGAAACTGCCAACGGGACGGATACCAAGACCATTGCGCTTTATGCAAAGAAAATCGCAGCCTTGCAAAAGCAGCAGGATGCGATAACGCAGTTGCAGGAGGCTGCAAGCCGTCCCACCGAACTGAACACCCTGAAGGACATCGATGCAGAAATCACCTATCAACAGGGATTGAGGGAGAATGCCTCCGCCGAGGAACTTGCAGTAATCGATGCAGAAATACAGCGTTTGAATGACCTTAAAACGGCGTTTGAACGCAGTTCTCATGTTGATGTCGGTTTAGACAAGATACAGACATACCGCCAGCTTGAAAAAGAGCTGCAGTATTATACTGACTTGTTGAAAACCGCTACAGAGACAGAGCGCATCGAGATACAGAAGCAGATAAATGCCCTTAACGACCTGAAGAAGAAATGGGACGATACTCTTGATGAACTGAAGAAGCCCGAGGATATTTCCCGACTGAACACCATCCGCTCGCTGGATGATGCCATCAGCTACTATCAGACCAAGCAGAAGAACGCCAGCGCATCGGAGATTGACGACATACAGCGCACGGTGATGGAGCTGGAGAAGAAACGTGATGCCATGAAGCAGCTCACGCGCATTCCCGAAATGGAGGAAGAAGTGGCGAAGCTCGACAGTATGGAGGGCAAGACGTTGACCCTCGAACTGAAAGCCATTGGGCTTGACGGTGTGAAGAAACGCATCAAGGAACTCCAGGATATGTTGGCTGACACCAAAAGCCCTATGGACGAGTCGCAGCGAGCTTCCATACAGAAGCTCATTGGTAGTTACGAGGATTACGAGAAGCGCATCCGCAAAAGCGATGTCACGTTAGGTAAGTCATGGAGAACGGTCAAGGGCGTGGGTAGCGGTATCAACTCGCTCACCGATGCGCTGCAAGGCAACCGTGACGCATGGTCCACGATTACCGGTGTTGTCGACGCTGCCATTCAGATATATGAGGGCATCAACGGCATCATCTCAATTATTCAGACCTTGACCGCCGTGACTGGTGCCTCCAACACTGTGACTGCTGCAAGCGGAGTGGCAGCTACCACGGCTGCTACGGCAAAAGTAGCGGCAGCCCCTGAAGAGGTGGCGGCATCGGTTGCAACGATGGCGGCAGTAAAGGCAGAGGCGATGGCGTATCGCGAACTTGCAGCTTCAGAGTTTATGGCTGCACACGCTTACATTCCGTTTGCCGGTGCAGGCATCGCCGCAGGATTTATAGCCATGATGCAAGGGCTTGTTGCTTCGGTTGCCGTGACACCATTCGCCAACGGCGGTATTGTGTATGGCCCGACCCTGGCGCTGATGGGCGAGTATGCCGGAGCGAAAAGCAACCCGGAGGTGATAGCACCACTGAATAAACTGAAGTCGCTGATAGGTAACAACGGTGGTGGCGGTGGTGGTATATATGAACTGAAGGTGAAAGGCAGAGACCTTGTGGCTGTGCTTGCCAACGAGACGAGAATAAACAGAAAAGGAACGAACATCAAAATATAAAGAGCATGTATCTACACGGACACTTTTACAACCAAAAGGAAGAGCGCATCGAGGTGCATATACTGACTGGTGGTGACCGTACTAAGGAAACCGTCATTGGTGAGAAGAATGGGGAACTATCGTTTACTGATGATCCAGTGGACCTGACGAGCCAAGTGAACGATACGTTTGACCACTTGCTCTGCCAGCAGGCTACTGTACGCCTTCTGGCGCGGAACTTTGTCCCGGACTTCTTTTGTGCCTCGTGCCGTGACGCTGTGGTGAACATCTACCGTGAGGGGAAATGTCTCTTTGCCGGATTTATCGAACCGCAGAGCTATTCGCAGGGCTACAACGAGGAGTTTGACGAGATAGAGTTGAGCTGCATCGATGCGCTGACGGCATTACAGTACAACGCACATTCTTGGCGATGCTGAAAGAAATATTGGGTGGTGTGACGGCTGAGCTTGACATCGTGGGTGGTAATGCCATGCGCTACCTATACGATGGAAGTAAGGCTGTGGATGATTTGGCAGGTAACCGTTATGCGATATTCGGGCAGCTGACGGTGAGCGAGTTGCTTTTTCTGGGTGATGAGGAGGATGACGTATGGCAGCAGGACGAGGTGTTGGAGGAGATACTGAAGTACCTGAACCTCCACATCGTTCAGGATGGGTTCACGTTTTATCTGTTCTCCTGGGAGAGCGTGAAGGGAGACGAACGCATCTACTGGCGAGATTTGCTGACTAGCGCAAGCGTGACGACGGCCCGGCAGACAACGGACATCGTGACTGGTTTGGTGACAGACACGGACACGACGATAAGCGTAGGCGATGTGTACAATAAAATTATGCTGACTGCCAAGGTGGAGAGTATGGAGAGCGTGATTGAGAGTCCGCTGGACAACGATCTTCTGAGAAGTCCATTCAGCAACAAGCAGAAGTACATGACGGAATACAGCAGTGATGGTGAAGGTTCGAGAGCGTTAAATGCCTTTGACGCAATGACTCACGGACAGGAAACCTCCTATAGTGGTGGTTGCGTAACAGACTGGTATGTGCAGATGATGAACAACAGTCAGTGGCTGTTT